AATATATAGTATAATGTATGTATAAGTTAGTTAATAATTAGGAAATATATTATGAGTAAAACAAAAGTAAGAGCAAAGTGGGCTTCAGATTCAATTGAACCTGAACTAAATGAAAATTATACACAAGGGGAACTGATATCAGTTCTTAACTGGTATAATGTAATGACTGATTCTAAGACCCTTGTTAAATATCTTAATACATACCTTAAAGAGATTAAATCAGATAAGGTATTAACATCTTCTGTTTCACAGCAAACCGCAGGGGCTATAGCACGTCTGATTACTAGAGGTCTTGGAGATAAAAAACTTCAAGAATGGATGGATAATTGGGTAGCCCGATTAGATACTAAAGTTGTTGTACCTCCTGCTGTTAAAAAAGTTGTCTCTATTCAAGAACGAACTGCTATTAAACTTAATGATTATATTACGGGTTTAGACAATGCTTTTGAGAACTTTATTGAGTCTGATTTTAAGATGAAGTTCAATACTGAGAAATACTTGGCAGACTCAAATGTTAAAGCATCTTATATTCGAGAGATTAATATGTGGGCATCAAATGTCCGTAACGAATATGTATTGTCTAAAACCCTCCCTATTATGAAAGAAGGTTATTCAACCTATACTACACCACAAAAGAACAAGGTTATCAAATTTTTTGATAACATGATTGATTCATTAGAGAAGTATAAAGTAGCTGTAACACCTGCTCGTAAGAAGAAAGTAGTGCCTGCTTCTAAAGTTGTTTCAAAAGTGAAGTATGCTAAAGCATTCCCTGAACTTAAACTTAAATCTGTTGATCCTGAGAAATTAATAGGTTCTAAAGAGGTTTGGTTATATAATACAGCAACTAAGATGCTTAGTTATTATACGTCTCTCGATGGAATGACTATTGGAGGGAGTACATTAAAGGGTTTTGATTTTTCAGAGCAAAGACGTTTAAGAACACCAGAAAAGCAGCTTAAACTTCTAACCTCTATGAGAAAGGGGCAATGGATTATCAGATTCACTACCATGGCTAAGACTGTTAGAACAAAAGGGTCAGGTAGACTAAATAACTCTACTATTATTTTAAAGGTATTCTAATGGCTAATATAATCGAAGCAGAACTTCAATCAAAACAAGTAAAACAAAAGCAGTTTTCTGACTCAACAGAAAAACTAATCATGTCTAATGGTGGAGATGTAATAGATGCGATTCTGATGACATGTGAGAAGTACTCTATTGACCCATCAGATGTATCAAAATATCTATCAAAACCATTAAAATCTAAGTTTGAAGCATATGCAGCTAATCTTAGACTAATTCCTAAAGGAAATGAACTACCTATATGAATACCAATTTTGCCTATAACAAACCTGAGCGGGCACCTTTTACATCTGAGGCGGTGTACGAATCCTTTAAGATGTATCAGGCTCTCAAGTTACATTTTGACCCTAACTCTAACTATAACGCAGTTCGTTATAACTTTAAAACCCATGTATCACCTAAGGCCTTTATTAAGCGTAAGGATAAGTTTAAATATAATTATGCCATTAAACACCATACTAACAATATTAAAGAGTTCTACACCTATAACTTCTTAGAAGGTGTTAACTGGGTCGGAGATATGACCTCAATTAACTATGATAAGCATAATAAGGTCCGTGAGTCCTTACTATATACATTCAAAGAGGATATGTTTAGATTGTCTGAGATTGAGACCTCCCTAGATGTTTGGTTACAATGTGGTGTAGAGGAGCGTAGAAAATCTAAATATGGTAAGAAGATCGCTATACCTCCTATTTTAAAGGAATCATCACCTGCACTTGAATCTATTGTTATCTTAAATAAGCTTACAGGATTTGTTGAAGCTACAGAAGTCGAATATGAAGATTATGCTGTATATAAATCCTTAGCTCATAGAGTAAAACGATACTCAGACTTAATGAACGTTCATGATATTGATAAATATAAAGATGTGGTTTTAAACACATTCGAGTAAACGAAATGAATATACCAGGAATGCACAGCAATAAAGAGAAAATCGAAAGAGAAAAAGAACGCATAGAAATATATCGAGAATTTTTTGAGAAATGGAAAGTAGGAATAGGAACTAAGGTTCATGTTAAATATGATGAGCACCAATTTAAAACTACGGATCTAGGTATTATTAATGATATTATATCATCTGAATTAGCTCATATCAAATTCCCAGAAAAGAAAGGTGGTGGAGGGACATTTCATATGGAAAACCTAGTACTTGACATTTAGAGTAAAATAGTGTATAATACATAGTATAGAAATTGAAGTTCGTCTTATCTTCTTTAAAATTTGACAACATATTGTAATATAATTTAAATACGAAAGGAGAGTAATATGTCATTTTCAGCAATGAAAAAGAACAGAAAAGCACAGATTGATGGTTTAGTTAAAGCAGCTGAGTCAGCATCTGGTAATAAGAATAATGATTGGGATAAGGATTCCGATAAGTATTGGAAACCTGTTGTTGATAAGTCAGGTAATGGGTATGCAGTATTTCGTTTCTTACCAGCAGCAGAAGGTCAAGAGGTACCATGGGTACGCTATTGGGATCATGGATTCCAAGGACCTGGTGGATTATGGTACATTGAACGTTCTCTTACCTCTATAGGTAAGCAAGATCCATTATCAGAGATGAATACAGTTCTATGGAACTCTGGTCTTGATTCTGATAAAGAGTTAGTTCGTACGCGTAAGCGCCGTCTTCATTATGTGTCTAATATCTACATTGTATCGGATCCAGCAAATCCTGCTAATGAAGGTAAGACTTTTATGTATGTATATGGTAAGAAAATCTTTGACAAGTTAACTGAGGCTATGCAACCTGAGTTTCCTGATGATGTACCAGTTAACCCATTTGATTTTTGGGGTGGTGCAGATTTTAAATTGAAGATTCGTAAAGTTGAGGGTTATCGTAATTATGATCGTTCTGAGTTTGGTGATGTATCTGAATTCTTAGGTGGTGATGATGTTAAGTTAGAAGGAGTTTATAATTCTCTTTACGATCTTCAAGAATTTAACGGTGATTCACAGTATAAAACCTATGATGAGTTAAAGACTAAATTGGCACGTGTATTAGGAACAACAGTTCCAAGAAATACAGCAGAGTCAGTTGAGTTGGATGAGGTCGCAGAACCTGCTGTAACATCAGAAGAGACCCCTGCACCAGCAGCTACTTCTACGGATGATACGTTATCATACTTTGCTAAGTTAGCCCAAGAGGGTTAGTTATGTAATACTAAAGTTCAACTACAGTATTACATAGAAGGGGTCTTATAATTGACCCCTTTTTTATGCCTATCGATTCATGTATGCAGTGAATCCCATATAAGCACCTACTACAGACGCTTGACCCATATAAAAGAGTCCTAATAGATCACCGAGAGCATCAACACGTTCTACAGATACTAAAGGTGTAAACAGTATACCAGTGAATACAATCATACCGAACATAGACATCCATGCCATTTTCTTTTGTGAATCAAGTTTCTCTTCTTTAAGTTCAATGTTCATTATACGTTCACGGCGATCGACTTCTGTCTTAGTTAATTTACCATCATTATCTATATCATACTTACTGAATATTTCCATTTATCTACTCCTTATAGTGTAGAGGCTGTGCGCCATGAAAGATCATTATTACTCCGACTTTTTGCTTTTGGTTTTTCATTAACATTATATGTAAATTTCGTTGAGGAGTCTGAGATATTATGCTGATAGTTTTTAACCGCATCCGACCTAGATGCCTTGTCTTGGTCATATTCTTCTTGTAGTAATTTTTTATTTTCAGCTTGTTTCTCTGATACAGAGTTCCTTTTAATAAATTTCGGACCTGTATGTCCTGGTGTACCCCAAAGAGGGTCAACCATAGTATCCGAATTAGTTGTTACTGTAGGTACTGACTTCTTATCTAACTGTTGTGTAGAAGTATCCATTGATACCTCATTCCATCCCATCATTTTTTTAATATCATCCGGTACAAGATAATCAAGAAGTAAGTTTTTTATAAGCTTCCATGCATCAAGAACAAAATTACCAAGGAAATTGACAATACCTCCTTTACCATCTAGTCCTATTAGAATTTGTTTAATACCGTCCATCATTTTATCAGATGCTGTACCCATCTCCTCAGGTGTTTTTGCAGAAAAGAAACCAAAAAATCCATCAATAAAAGATACAAATCCCAGAAATGTATCAGATATTGCCACAAGCCCATTAAGCAGAGTATTACCAAGGAAATCCCCTACATGAAGTGCAAACGTGTGGAGTCCACCGATAAACTCACCAAGATTTCTTGTAAAGTTGTCCCAATATTCTAGAGCCTTACCTTCTGAAAATCGTTTTTTAAGTTGTTCTATTTTTTCTCCAAATTGCCCTGCAGATAAGAGTTCAAGAAATCCAGCTATAGCTAATACTCCAGTAACACCTGCAAGTAACGCAAGAATCCCTTTCCCACCCTTCATTAATCCTGCCTTAGATAATTTGGAAGTCTTTCCGGGTGTACGATTAAGCTCACTTGTTGCATTAGCTAAATCATCACTTCTCTCATTTCTAAGACGGGTCATCCTTTCAGCGGTCCTCAACCGGTCTTCTTTAATTTCACCAGTAAAGAATTTTCTGGCCATTCTATTAGTATCCCCTTCTTCATGAAGGGCTTTCTCACGAATTTTGTTAAATACTGTTATCTCATTAACATCCTGACCTGAAGCTGCTACCTCAATAAAAATGTTATCTAGTTTTCTCTCCTGTCTTTTTGTAAGATAACTTTTATAGTCTGCTTGTTTTAGACTAGTACCTGAAAAATTATTAAAGAGTTTACGGATATCTATTAGTACATCAGCAATAATGGAAAGATTCCTATCCATTTTAACTTGTCTTTTGTCATTCATCTCTCCAAATTTCTTGCTTAGTTCCTCAGTCGATTCGTCGTGTGAAAACTCCTTGCGCCAATTGTAAACCGTTGCACCTAAGTTCAAAAGATCTGTATTATGTCTTTTATCTTCTAATTCAAAAAGTTCCTTAGAATTTGCTATTTGCATTCTATCAAAGAACTCTATAGAATCAAATGAGCTTGAGAGTTCTTTAGAATAACTCAGTTGATTAGAATTTTGTGTCTTTAACTCGTCGATTACACTATCAAAAGTAGCATCTGCCATATCTTTACTTCCTATTTAATCTTTCGTTTTCTTCTTCTATAAAATTAATAAGCATTTGTGTATATACTTCCCTTTCCCAAGGTATCATATTCTCTAACTCGGTTAAAGAATAGTTATAATGCTGCATCATAGCAAAATTTGTAGAATAATAATGCTGAAGTGATGTATGAGAAAGGGTTATTAAAAAAAATTGTGAATACCTTCTAATACAACATCTTGCTTATCTTTACACTTATGACAAGTAAATGTCTTCTTTAATGTCGTTTTAGGGACATTAGCTAAAAATCCTGTAACCTTTTCAAACTGATCTGAGGAAAATGATTCAACAAATTCCGTTAATTCCGTTTCTGATGTATCGGCCGATTCATATATAATATCCCCTTCATATATGTAATCGATACAATGTGTAAGTTTAGTTATAATATCAGAACTCTCTTCCATCTTTAAAACTTCTGTAATATTGGGATATTTTAATTTAACACCTATAGTATCAGATAATTTAATATCCTTATCCTCCATAATATCTAGATTAGACACAGCTATATCAGTTTCAAGGTTAAATTTTAATGGATTTGATTCATCACATGAGCCACACTTATATGATACTTCTGATGTCTCTCCAACCGACTTTGCTTTTAGTTGGCTGTAAATATATTCAATATCAAACATTTTTAATGTTCTAGTAGATACTACGTTATCAATAAAACATCTATCAATAACATCTGTAATAGCTAATAACATAGAATTAACATTGTCGGATTCTAAAGCCAACATTAATATCTTTTCTTCCCCCACTAAGTATGGCCTAAATTTTACTGTAGCCCCTGTAGATGGTATAGTTAATGTATAAGTTGGTACTGCTAATTTAGGTAGTGCCATTCAATTCACCTTTATTTCAATATTTAAATTATGTTGCCTATTAGATTTGATGCAGTTCCAATCATACCATCCATTAAGCCTTCTTCTTCCCAATTGTCATATGTTACTGATACTGTACATCGTACTATATCATCAGATGTATTAGATAATGTTATTGTATCAATAGCAGTAGGAAAAGCGTTCATTAACTTAACAGAATATGCTGGTATAAAATCACCTTCGGACATTTGTTGTATTTGTATATCTGTTGAATATACATTCTTATAATTCACTCTAAGTTCATCTAAATTATCAGATGGAGGTACAATTAAATCCATCCATGATTTAAAGTATTTAAGTATGTAATAATCATTAGTTAAGAGAAATGTAAACTTAACAGTATCATCGGTAGCTAATCCATAAGGTATCTTAACAGATTTCATACCAGTTCTTCTTGTATACATATCAAAATTCCTACCTGGAATTGCACAGGATTCTGCTAGTAGATATATATCCCTAGGATCATTAAGAAATGATGTTGGTGAAAACCCTCCTCCAGTAACAACAGATTTTAAACCTGTTTTAACTACAGATCCTATAGCATCTCCAAAAGAACCAGCACCCCCTGTAAGTAGATTTTGACCTGCGGGGTTATTCATATATATAGCAAACTTATTAGCGCGAGCTAATCCTCCTCTACGAGAGATAGTTGATTTTAATGTATCTATATTAGCTGGTAACATTTATATTGACCTTCTAGATTGTCCCCATACATGGGATTTTGATTTCTTCTTAAATGATTCTGTTTTGAGAAATATTGCTATTTCCCATTCAGGTGCTTCTACCATAGCAATATTTGAATTAACATTAGGTGTCAAGTAATGTTTAAAACATGGTGCAAATTCTTTTAATTTAGCAACTGATTTTAACATAGAATAGTTAATTGATATCTTTGTTGACTCATCAAACTTTCTATTATTAGTATTATCCATTAACTTATCAAGAAACTTAGCTCTTAATACAGGGGATAAGTAATGCAAGTTTAACCCATAAAATCCACCTTTAGCTCTCTCTACTGCAATGATTAAAGGAAAGGCATCATAATACGGTAATGTCTTACGATGCTTAGGATCATAAAAGAACATATACATTGACCCTGACCTAAAACCAGACTTTTGTATTAATGCTTTGTCTGCTAATACTTTATGCCCATTAACATTACCAAGTTCTTGTACTTTTTGTCGAAACCACTGCCTAGAAGCGTCTGACCTGGCTTGTATACCTGATCTAAATGCTTCCTTTTCTAATGTATCGAATAATGATTGTTCTGCCATATATGTATTTATATACCTATGTCTTGACTTTTACTTAAAAATGTGTTATAATATTACTAGTGATGCGGAAGCCGGGGAAAGTACATTAGTACGTGAGTAGTTTAATACCCATCCCCTTTAATGTATGCTCAGTCCATATACAAAACTCACAGTCATTGAGTTCAGCAAAGTCACGTGCAGCTTCCCATTTAGACTGGTTCTTTACATAAGTCAAAGCCTCTTTAATATATCGTTTAGTCTTTCTGGTTCCTGTCGGAGGTTTAGTTTGCTTATCTGGTTTAATCTCTATTAGGTATTTCTTACCAGCACGAGTCTTAAAGTAAACATCAATAAAGTAACGATGCATCTTATTATCTGTTTGACACCGATAAGGTATTACCACTTCTTCAGAATTCCATTCTACTATATCAGACTGATTGTCAATCCATTTAAAGGTTTGACGTTCCCACATAGATCTATACGTTATCTTCTGAGCATCACCTCTATATTTTTTTAGATTTTTAGGTGTGAACTTCCCTTTATATGTTTTCATAATTAGTATAAATATAATATAATACACATATTTATAAGGCTAGAAATCACATGGGATTAGTAAGCGCAGCTGCGGACGCGGTAGGATTATCATTCGGTGACGCTAAAAAAGATTTATTATCAGACAAGGTTGCCGGTAAAATTTTAAGATATCCTTTAGGGATTGGTGATAATAAATCACCTGTTATAGTATTTCATATCCATAAGGCTCAATATTCTCTTAGAGGAGTGTGTACTACTGTAGGATCACACATAGCTCTTCATATGGTTAAGGGGTTTCAAGTAGGAGATTCTCTTAATTACACAGATAGACAATCCGGTATGGCTGGATCAGTAATGATGAATGGGTTACCTTCATCAGAGGAAGCCAAAAAGTCACTAAGTGCTATGCTTGGGGAAGAATCTTTTAAAGACGTTACTTCGCTTGCAGGTACAGCAGCTGGTGGTATGATTGGAGGTGCTGGTGGTGCTATTATAGGTAATATAGTATCCCAATCTTTAGGGAATATAGCAGTGGAACAATTAAAGAATACACAGCAGGTATTTACTGAAAACCCATTTATAACATTTCAGGGTGTTAACCTCCGGAGTTGGGCATTTCCATGGACATTTCACCCGTCATCTAAAGAGGAATCACAAGCAGTAAAACAAATCATTCAGAGATTTCGTGAAGCTATGTATCCGGCAAGAACTAATAATGGATTAACTCTTCAATTTCCTATGGTGTTTAATATAGAAATATTAAACGCAAATCTTCCTAAAATGCCTGAAGTAGCTCTTGTTAGTTTAAATGTAACTTATAACGGCACATCAAATTCGTATTTCTTAGATACAGATGAACCTACAGAAGTAGCTCTTAATTTAGAATTTAAGGAATTAATGCCTATCTATAAAAATCATGTTAAAGAAGGATATTAAACGTTATGCATTATTTTAAGTATTTTCCAACTGTAACATGGGAAGATTTCATTGATGGGGTTCATGAAAAAAAGACAGTAGTTAATTTAACAGCCTATACTACAATTGCATCTAAATTAATAGATGACGTTTCATATTATTCTTATGTTACAATACCTCAAGGTGACAGGCCTGACAATTTATCATACTCTCTGTATGGTACTACGGATTACTATTGGACATTTTTTGTAATTAATAATCACCTAAGAAATCTGTATACAGACTGGCCAATGACAGATTCTCAATTAATGGATTGGATTGAATCAAAATATCCAGGTATCGCTATATACCCTCAACAGGTTGGGCCAACAGATTTTTCTCATTCTTTTTTTAATTTAGATATAGGTGATATCCTTTCTTCATATTTTGATAAAAATTCAACTGATACTGAAATAGACCAAAAAATATCTGTTGAAGTTAAAAAACTCTTTCCTACCAGTGGGTGGATTCAAGCTGAATATATAGATCCTTCGAAGGGTCAATTTAAATTTGGTGATCACCCGGTTATCGCGCAAGCCCAGGTTGCAAAAATAGATGCTTCTACTAATAAATCGGATATAGGTGAATCTTTTCTAATATCTAAAATATCAAAAGCGTATGATGCACCTCATCATTATGAAAATGAAGAAGGTGAGGTTGTAACTACTAATCCTGAACTAGATGACGAGGGTAATCGAGTCCCGCTTACTTCTTCATCAAAAGACACCACACTAAATTTTTTATCCCAGGTGGGTATAGATTCAGCAGATATTAAGAAACCTCTTCCAAAAATCCGTCCTGTATCATTTGTTGAATATGAGAAACGGGCGAACATTGACAGATCATATATAAGAGTAATCAAGCCGGAATTTATAAAGGAAGTCACAGAGAAGTTTAGATTAGCAATGAAAGAGCAACAAGAATGAGCCGTAGAGTAAATCATGACGTACAGACTGAGGTTAAACCCGATTCGTTAGTTAATTCGTATGATAATTTTAAAGTAATTCTTACAACGGTTAACTCTAATTCTATAGATATATCATCTAACGTCATCACTGTTGAGATATATGAATCTATCGACTCCCCGTACTTAAATGCCACTCTTACAATGATGGATGATTCTGGTCTAATCTCTGGTGCCCCTCTTATTGGTCAGGAAACAATTGAAATACAATTTACCAAAGATTCATCTAAAAAACAGTTATTCTTTAAAATTAATGGATTTAATAATCTTGAATATTTAGATGATAATATAGTCCATTTTGATCTTGAATTAGTTTCAGATATTGAAATGCTTAATTCAACAAAAGCCTTTTCTAAAGCTTTTTCTGGTTCAACAACTTCGATAATTGAAATGATTTATGATCAGTATCTTAAAGAAGACATAGAAATTATTGATAAATCGGCAGATGACATATCAATAGTATTCCCTTTTATTAAACCTTTTCAGGCTATAGGTAAGTTACTTTCCCAAACCTTCGATAAAAATGGGTTTCCTTTATTTCTCTTTGAGACTCTAAACGGATCTTCTATTAAATTAATATCTCTAGCTACCTTAAGATCAGAAAAACCTAAATATACACTTTCTAAATCACCTATTCTAAATACCGGTGATCTTGGGTCATCTTTAAGAGGTGCTCATAAGCTGAGACATAAGATTCATACATTAAGTCTAGAAGATTCTTATGACACACTAAAACTAATAAGAACCGGTTCATTTTCTTCTAGATCTGAAGTAGCTGATATATCACAAAAAACAGTATATTCTAATCTATTTGGTTATGAAGGTCTTAGTCCTCTTGAATATGAATATATTTCACCCATTCATCAGATATCGTCACCTTCTATACCCCCATCTAAATCTTTTACCTCACTTATAAGTGAACGAAGATTCAATTTAAAAGCCTACGAGCGAAATTCAAATTATAATACTCTTCAAATTAATAAAATTAATATGATGAAATCCTATTATCATAGAATGAACCTTGTTAAGATAAATGTAGAATGTGACCCTATTCAGTCCATTGAGTCAGGTGATATAATTAACCTAATAATACCAAAGAATATACCTAAGATTTCAGAAACTGATAATGATCTTTTTCTTTCCGGAAAGTATATGATTCATGCGATAAACCATAGATTCCATAAAGGAGAATATAAAATGTATATTGATTTAATTGGGGATTCTATTGGAACTGAACATACTTTGAGTGCTGTAGAATGATGCAAGTCGAATTAGGTGTTGTTGAAGATAGAATGGACCCTGAAGAAATGGGTAGAGTAAGAGTTCGTATACTCGGTAAACATACTTCCAATTTAAACGATATACCTACAACTTCATTACCATGGGCTACAGTTATGTTACCTAACACATCACCTTCTACTTCTGGTGTAGGGCATACACCATTCTTAGTTGAGGGTTCATGGGTTGTTGTGGCATGGTATGACGATTTTATGCAAGATCCTATTGTACTAGGATCTATAGCATCTATATCCGCAATGAGACCTAATATATCCGAAGGGTTTAATGACCCTAAAGGAAAATTTCCATGGGAGTACAATATTGGTCAACCGGACTATAATAGATTAGGACGTGGACTTAATGCGGAAGATAATATAATGCTACAGCAGCGTAGAGGTTTAAAATTATCTGATATTCCGAAAGCCACTAAACCTAATGTAAAATCAACAGAGACTGTTAAGCCGGATGATAGAACAACATGGGATGAGCCAGATCCTAAATCAAATACATATTCACAGTATCCTTATAATCATGTGTATGAATCAGAAGCAGGTCATATTATAGAAGTGGATGATTCTCCTGATGGTGAACGTTTAATGACTCAACATAAGTCAGGTACATTTGAAGAAATACATCCTACAGGAGACAAAGTTGTTCATATTGTAAGAGATCAATATGAGATAACAATGGGTAAAAAACAAGTATTCATTAAAGGATCATGTGATATTACTGTAGATGGTACAGTTCGTCAACTTATTAAAGGTGATTATATTCTTGAAGTTGAAGGGGATATGACTACTAAAGTACATAGGAATAGATATACTAAGATAGGTGCTCGCGGTGATGAGAAGGGTGGTGGTAATGATGCTTTTGAAATCATAGGAAATCGTACAGGTAATATAGCTAAAGGAGAGATATTATCAATACATGAGAATTCTTCTATTACAACTATGAAAAATCATAAACATACTATTAATGGTGATTGGGATCAGACTATACTGGGTAATACAGGTATTAATAACAGTTATGACTATAAACTTACTATTATGGGTAATTATGGTACATATACTGTCGGAAATACGTCACTAAAAGTTTCCGGTAACTTAGAGTTTGATATAGCAGGGAAAAATACATATGTTGTTGGTACTACATTAGCTATCTCTTCAGGAAAATTAATGACAATTAAAACAGGATCTGAGAATATCGAGATTGATTCTGGTAAGCATATCCATTTAAATAAATCAAAAACAGAATAATAGAGGATATATAGATGCCATGTGGACTAGATGTTGATGCCTTATTAGGTGGTCTTCAGAAAGAATTAGACGATGCTAAAGAGTTAGCGTTGAAGTACATTACTTCACCTATTGATAAAGTTTCTAAATGGGCGGATGAAAAACAAGAAGAAATGGAAGGTATGATTCGTGACTGGATGCCACCAATGCCTGAACCCCCTAAATTACCAAAAATACCAATGCAAATTGCTATGGCTCAAAAGGCAATGATGATTGCAAAAGAAATGGAAAAACTAGCTGGCGGAAATATCCCACCTGAAGTTCGAGCGGCCGCCATGAAGAAAATAAAAGAAATTAAAGAATCTTTTAAAAAAGAATGGGGGGATGCACTAGATGAAAATGGGTTTGATATGGAGGAAATTTTTAAGCAATTAGACGCTCTTAAAGATTTAGACCCTTGTATGCTTATACCTAATATAAAGAAAGACCCGGCTACAGGAAAGGCTAAGTTAGAAGTAGAAACACCAGTGTTTCCTACTAAGTTACCTGAGGCAGAAGAGCCATCAAAACCCTCAGCGTCTGCAGAAAAATCTAAAGAGGCTATAGAGTCTACAGATCTTATTGTAGCAGCAAATGTAGCAGCTGTTGCAAAAGAGGTAGAGTCAGCTCCTGATGATGCTACTATAAAAAAAGCAGTAACGAATAAAACACCTTCAGGGAATAAACAAATTAAAGGAGCATCTGTAATATATGATAGGTCTGGTAAAGAAGTAACATATACTGGAGTTGATCTATTCTATGAATTCCTAGTGGAAAACCCAAATGTGAAAAGAGAAGATTTTAAACATACATGGCAATATAATAGTGCTAAATGGGACACTTTAGATGAGTCTACAATTATAAAATACCAATCAAGATTTGATGCTAAAATAACAGGTAATAATTATAAAATAGGAACTCTATTTCAGGATAATATTTCTTTTAAAACCTATGATCGAGGTAAGTATGTACGCTCAATGAGAGGGGTAGAAGATAAAAACCTCATACTAAACTATAATTTAAAATCTCATATAAAACAAATTGAAGAAAAATTAGGGGTTGTTTATGTCTCAACAGTACAATTTCCTATTGAAATTGCTCTATATAGCCGTTTGGGTACATATACAGGACTTGAGAAAATGATGACACCTTTCAGTTGGAAATCAAATGAATTTGCATGGAAAGAACCTGCATATACTATAGAATACGATAAAGCCTCTATCAGATTTAGATATAAATAGTAATATGTCATATACAAACACAATAAATTCTAGAGAAGTTATATATTCGGACTTAAACTATAAGTTTCGTATACTTCCTAATATAAAAGATTTAGCAATTAAAAAGGATGTGGAAGCTGTAAAACAATCAGTTATGAACATTCTTTTGACTAATAGGGGTGAAAAACCATTTGAACCTTTGTATGGAGGATCTCTTAGAGATTATCTATTTGAGAATTTTGACATGATAACTGCAGCTGCTATAAGAGAAAGGATTCGCACATCAATAGCTAATTATGAACCTAGAGTAGAAATCATATCAATTGAACTTAATGATTATATGGATAGAAATGCCCTAAGAATAAAACTAGAATTAAAAATTATATCACCTGAGGATTCAATTACCTCATTAGACTTCATAGTAGAGAGACTCCGTTAATGGCCATTCTAAATAACTTCAAAGTATCAGAATTAGATTTTGATCAGATTAAATCTAATTTACTAGAGTTCCTTCAGTCACAGGATGAACTAGCTGATTATAATTTTGAGGGTTCTGTATTAAACACATTAGTAGATCTAATGGCATACACTACTCATTATAATGCATTTAATGCTAACATGGCCCTAAATGAGTCTTTTCTAGATACTGCACAATTAAGATCATCAGTAGTATCACATGCTAAATTATTAGGATATACTCCACGATCCGCATTAGCTGCACGCGCGATGGTTGATATTGAAGTATATAACCCTTTCCCTGAAGAAAATGCTACAGAACATAGTACATGGCAAAAAAATGAAATTGACGATAATATATGGAAAACTTTAGAACTTGCAAGAGGAACTCAATTTTCAACTTCCATTCATAATAAAGACTATACCTACCTTGTCACAGAATCATTAGTTCATGAACACAATACTGACACATCAGATGGAGCTCCTGATTATAAATTCAATAATGTTATGTTAACACAAGGTGAATATAGAACAGTTAAGTATGTATATACAAAACAATCTTCTGAGTTATATATAATACCATTTGAAAATGCAGTCACATCTACTATAAAAGTGACAGTCCAGAAGAATAAAAGTTCTACCCCATTTGAATATTACCATCCAGCATCAAATATTGTAAATATAACCCACAAATCAAAAATATATTGGATTCAGGAATCAAGAGAGGGATTTTACGAATTAACATTCGGTGATGGTATTATCGGTCAGTCATTGTCTGATGGTAATATTATTAATATAGAATGTATAGTAGCCTCTAATCCGGCGGATATTTCTAATGGAGCATCAGGATTTTCTATACATCAGGATTTAGTTAGTTCTAATAAAGTTACGGTTACAACTACAATGAATGCTATCGGCGGAGCTCCTCGCGAAGATATTGATTCAATTAAATATACTGCTCCTGTTGAGTATATAGCGCAGAACAGAGCTGTAACTCCTGAAGATTATAAGGCTATTATCTTAACAGACTTTCCGGATATTCGTGCTATTAATGTTTGGGGTGGAGAAGATAATATACCGCCTGATTACGGTAAAGTTTATATATGTATTGCACCTCTATTTAAAGAAGATACTGCTAATAATGGTATTGGTATACCTACATTATCTTTTCAGCAAAAGGACTATATTAAAAGAACAATTTTAAAACCTAAGAATATTGTTTCAATTACACCCGAATTTACAGATCCTTCATACACATATATATCCCTTAGTATTTCGTTTAAATACAATTCTAATATTACTAAAAAGAATTCTGTAGAATTATCAACTATAGTTAAGAGTAACATTTTAGAGTACTATGATCTTAAATTAAGACATTTTGATGGTGTTTTTAGGTATTCTAACTTACTTACCTTAATAGATAACACTGATCCTGCTATATCTAACTCCACGGCTAATGTATATATTAAAAAACTCGTTGAGCTTCGTGAAGAGACTGATAATAAATACATAATACAATTTCCTGCAGCTCTTTTAAATTCTAATCAAGAAACTATTGTTTACTCTAACTCCTTTGTATTTTCTGGTCTAGAGTGTATCTTTAAAGATATTCTAAGAGCTGATGGGAAAAGAATAGTATATATAATATCACTTGTTGATTCTAATAAGCTTCGACAAATTGGTTCAGTAGATGCTTCACGGGGTCTTGTAACTCTTGAAGATTTTAATCCTCTTGCTATGATGGATAGAGATAAGAGATATTTTGAAATAACAGGGATTCCTAATTCATACGATCTTGCTCCTAATAGAAATGAATTATTAACAATTCTATCAGCTGATATTATAGTAAGTGGTGAAATAGATTCAATGTTAACAGGTACAACTAATGCAGGTATAGATTATATAACTGCATCTAAAGGAACATAGAACATGTCACTAAATCATAAAAGGTTTAATGTATCTTCTCAGATATCTTCTTTATTACCTGATCATATTCAATACGATAATAAAGAGATTAATGTATTTGTTGAGAAGTTTATAGAATTTTTAGAAAGGGAGAATCAGTCTCTTTATTATCTGAATACTGTATCAAACCATAGAGATATTGACGCTACTGATGACCATTTTATAGATAGACTTCAAAAAGAATTGGCCGTACCTATTCCACGGAAATACACTGCTAATCCTAGACTTCTATACAAACATTTAAATGATATCTATATATCCCGAGGTACTAAAGATTCTATTAAGAATTTTTTCCACATTCTTTTTAATGATAATGTAGAAATTTATTACCCCTCTGACGACATACTTAATGTTTCTGATGGTAATTGGTTCTTAAAGCGTAACCAGGAATATGATAGTACTCGAGTTTTCCAACATCTTAAAGCATCTAATGAAAACGAAAGATCAAAAACTTTAAATCTTTCTGATAGTCTTCCTGATGCTATAACTGTATGGCATCAGTCTTCTTATATAACTCTAGTTACACCAGCTAATGTAGCTTTATCAGGTACTTTAATTGAAGGATCACTTAGAGTACCGTCTCTTAATGATATTGAGAATATTCAGGCTCTTCAGGGTGAAACTGTAGATCAATTAGCCACTAGGACTCAAAAATATAAAGATGCTAGAGAAAACCTATTAACCACTTTTGTTAAAACTTATATTAGCCCCGGTGCTAAAGATGTTAATTATGGTCAGATTGGTATTGTCTTAAATTCTAATTTTAAAAGAGATGTAGTATCTAATGTTGGGTCATCAGAAAAAGTCTCTAGAATAGTTAAATTTTCTGAATCTTCTGTAGTCACTTATACAGAAGATAATCTTATAGTTCTTCCCAAATCTACATTCTATAAATTAAATAGGTCTGACTATTCTGTACAGTCAAGAACAGTTTCTCGTACGTCCTCTGAAATACAACCTTTTATTAGCTTTAAAGATGATGTACTAAGAACAACTGATTCTATTCATTGTATACCTAATGGTAATTCTCTATCAAATTCCGGCTATTTAAATAATAAGAAGTTTATTCAAGATTCTTATTACTGGCAAAAGTTCTCTTATGTTCTTCGTACAGGTGTTGATTTTGAGACATGGGCATCTTCGTACAATAGGTTAATACATCCTGCTGGATTTAAACATTTTGGTGAAGTTTTAATAGCTATATTTTTTACAGGTGAAGGTCCTTTTAATAATGTATTTCAATGGCTTTACGGACCTAAAGATGTAAGATCCCTAGAACTTAAAGATTTTACTAACTACTCGGAGGAAAACCGACTAGACTTTGTTAGTACTGATTTTATACATCGTGATGGTCGCCCCCTTATTGGACATCCACTCTATTCCTTTTTAGCTAAGAATCCTGAAGGACTTGAGTTTAAGTACCACTTAATAGATGGATTACAAAGAGAATTCCCACTTATAAGAATTAATGTACCTTCTGTAGATGTCTTTCATGATCCTAATTTATCTAATTTTACTTTACTGGATTTAAAGTTTAAAAAAATTACTACTTCGTCATCCAGATTAATTACTCAGTCTGAATATAGAGAGCTAGATCTACTTAATTTTATATTCCTATATGAGAAGAATTTAGGTAATGTAACTCACTCACATAAAACTCTTATAAGAGATACAGATAATTATAGAACATGGGTTGATGAGACAATTGTTCCTGGATCCTTAAGAATACCTACTGATGAGGATATTAATAATTCTAATTCTGGTGTTACACAGGAAATGATTGATTTAGGAATTCAAGGAATTGAATTTGATATTCCTACATATAGAAAAAATGGTCTTTATGATAATAATTTAACAAAATTTGAAAAGATTATAGGTGAGGGTAAGTCACTTTTAACTAAAATAATATCTGCTGAATTTGAGATTCAGCAGATATCTGAAATAATAGAATCCTTAAAATTACACACACCAACCAATTTACAATCAATAAAGGATGAGCTAGTACTAACACGAGACAACTTACCTTCCTATTTTAATAATATTAAAAACCCAGCTGGGTATACAGATGCCCTTAGTAATATTACTTCGAAGATAGACTTTCTTAAGGCTCTTATTGTTGATGAAGAAGCGACCAATGATTTTCAAACTAAATTAGAGACTGATTTAGATAATAATAATAAAAATCTTGAAACATACATATCTGATTTTGAAATAGAGAATGTTGCTTTTCAGTCTTTATGGCGTTTTAATCATGTAGGATCAAATTCATTTGTTAAAGGTGTATTCGGTTCTACACAGACCCTAACACGCAGAGAACCTTCATTTGTGGCGTTTAGTAATGCTTTTACAAGGATGTTAACTATAATATCACTCTTTAAAGTATCCAAACTGGATATACCAGACACAGGTAGTATAGCCTACTTGTCTAATTCTGATCCGGAGGATCTAACATGGGATCAAGCGCAATTATTGACTTCGTTAAGGGACCTTAATTTGACAGGAGAATATAACAACTTATCTAAGTTGTCGGAATGGTTTTTGGACGAGAAAGTAGTAGAATATAATGGCCCCAACGGAGTAAGTAGACCAATTTACAGATACGAAGCATATCTTGGGGTTTCACTCAATCAAGATCTGTATCTGGATTTACTGCGCATTCTTGCAGGTATTGAACCTATACCTACAACTCCAACTGGATTTTTCACAAGTATATTCACTACACCCATTGATCCTAATGGACCAAAATCATTTTCAGAACTTATTTCTGAAGCATATAACGACGAGAGATGGAAAAGTCTTAAAACTTTACATAATCTAGAAAGGATTAAGACTCTAACAAATACTCTAAATAGTGATAATCGATCAGAGTATGAACTTCTTTACAATGAAGTAGGGGGGCTTAACCAACAGGAACTTGCTGTTAGGGGTATGCTTGGTAGATATGATGTAATTAATATCACCCCATCGGCCCGTTTAAGAACATATCATTCTTCACTCCTTGTTGATCTTAAACCACAGTCACATACGCCCGATACTGTATTTGGTATGGGTGAATATTTTGAAAGACGTAAATTTCAGTATAAATCAGGAATGTATGTATGGAAAGATATTGTAATTGAGTCTATAACATCTAAAAAGTTTGGTGCTAATATAGACTCTGAGGTGATACAATCACCTAGACATGATAGTTTTCATACTAATACCTATACATTTACATCTTTATACGATCCTGGTACTGGCTCACAACAAGACCCAATTGATAGTCATGGATATTCAATAATGGCTTACCGAACTCTTTCAGGTTCAGACACTGCAGTGGCATTAACTTTTAGTTATAATGGTGGACCGGCAACGGAGCGGATGGCTAGCTCTGATGGAATGTTCCTAGCTGGAACATGGCCACCGTATAACAACCTTAGTCACTCAACTGCATTCAATGATTTTTCTGGTACTGAAAATGCGGTTGAATATAAAGACTATGTTTTTCAGTTTAGCTTACCAGATGAAGTTCATCATAAGATTATTACACAACAAGCTGATGCATATGGAGATGTATTATCTGTAGGTCATCTTAATTGGAGTGCCGGAAATGGACCTTCAACTGCAGATGGTAGAGCTCAAGAAGTTAAAGTATATTTTGATCGTATTTATGCGGACAGTACTATTCCTACAGTAACTACTGAATTAACAGAGGTTCCTATTAACTGGGCAGGAACCTTTGATAATCAGCATACTGATCCTAGTTCGCTAGAGAATAGACGATGGGATTGGTATTACAACCCTAACGATAACTGTATATATCTCGCTTATGAAACAGCATACTTACTCGAGAATCGGGCTGTGGTATTGGCGGATTATGATGAAGACATTGAGTATACAACTAATAGACATAATGTGGGCCTATACTACCATGGTCTGGCCGGTTCCGAATATCAACAGAATGTTGATATGTTAGGAACCTACAGAAACTTTGACGGATGGTTGTATGGTAAAAATAACGTTTACAAAGCAGCTGCTGATCATTTGGATACTACAGGCAATTCTTTTAATATTCGAATTACTTTAAATTCTAATCTACATTATGATGCTGACGGGAACCTTGCTACCGAACTTATAGGTATCGATATTGAATTAGGTGCTGATATGACATCATGGGATACCGTATGATAATAAACTATATAAATATATTAAATACAACAACAACAAGTTAATTATAAATTTTTTAAAAGGTCAAAACAAATGCCGGCAATTATAACAAGTCAATTTAGATTAGATGTAGCGAAGAAAGTATTAAGAGATATTCGCACAAATAATTATTACCTAACCCTAGGTCGGTCTAATCCATGGCCTTTAAATGCGGAAAGTTCCGAACAACCCGAACCTCCATATGATAATCATCAGTACTCTATTACAGATTTATACCAGAATACTCATACTATGGTTAGTATATCGGAACCTGTAGGAGGTACATCATCATGTGGGGCAATGTTAATGGCTCCTCTAGTTCAGTGGCAGTCAGGTATGATGTATAGAGCTTATGACCCCTATGATATAAATTTTGAAGCTCAAAGTCTTGGTAGTTACTATGTAGTGACTGAAACAAATCAAGTATATATTTGCTTAAAAGCTCCTACTAGCAACACAAGTTCCACTTATAATCCTGAATCTTCTATAGGTGGTGCTGTTGGTGCCCATAAAATAGAGGATGGTTACATTTGGCAGTATTTATACACTATATCTACTGATATGTTTGAGAAATTTATGACTGCAGAATTCTTTCCTGTTCCTTATACAGCAGGGTTTTTTTCTAATAGTCAAGAAGGAGGTATTGGTGCTACACACTTACAGTGGTCTGATACCACACCAGTAACTGGTAGTAGCCCGGTCAATCTTTTTACTTATGCTAATGCAACATCGCAGCGATTATTAGGGGAAGAAGATGCTAGAGTGGCGTGGAACAAAACTGATGATGCATGGAATCAGCTTGTAGTTGCCACAACAGCAAAGACTTATCCAAATGCACTATTTAATATTAAAATCAATGGTCTAGGATTACAATTTAATTCTGTTGTTTTACCCGATGCCAATGATTCAGCCCCAATGATTATAATTAAGGACCTTGCAGAAAGTCACTCTACTGCTCAAAATTTAATTAATCCTGAAAATGATTTATTAATAACTTCTGACTTTATTACAGTCAACAACGGTAAAATAACAGACATTGAAATACCATCAACTATGGTGTCTGGTACAGGCATATTTAAACTAAACAACACCAATTTTAAAGAACCAGCAGTTTTTATGAAAACCACTAATGCTGGCGCGGATACAGCTGTGTATGAGCAACAATTTGATGCTATTGCTATTAAAGGACCAGTTGGTGGTTTTGGAGCTGACCCTCGTAATGAGTTAAGAGCTCATTATGTAGGAATATATAGAAGTCTTCAGGGTATTGATACTTCTGATAACTTACCAGATCAGGGTTCTTTTAGACAATTGGGTATCATAAAAGATGTTACATTAAATCCTGATACGACTAGTAATCATGCAGACACTTTGCGCATTTCTAAACAAATGATATTTGAGCCTAGCATCCCAGCCTCAATAGTTGCAGGTATGCAGATAGAACAAACAATAACTAATAACTCTACTAATATTGTAGTTAATCAGGCGATAGGTTATGTAGATGAAGTTATATCAAACGTAAATACACATTATATTTCTTATCATCAAACTGACGATTTAGGATTGCAGCCATTTAGATCCATAAGCGAATCATCTGAGACAGATAGTTGGAGTACCAGATCTGTTCTCCAAGAAGGTGGTTATGGGGAAAAAACGACAGTAGCATCAGTACCCACTTTAACAATGGTAAATGCTCCGGATGTAATAACAGATTCTGGTGATGTTATTTTTCTAGAAAATAGACATAAAGTTACTCGTACTAATGAACAGACAGAAAGAATTAAAATAGTAATAGAACTATAAAAAATTAAGGATTAAAGAATGTCAATCAATTTTAATGTACCACCCTATTTCGATGATTTTGAATCAGTTTCTGAATTTGACGGATCCGACGGTTTATCTCCAAAAGATAAATATCATAAATTACTATTCAGACCATCATATGCAGTTCAGGCACGGGAATTAACACAACTCCAATCTGTTCTTCAAAATCAAATCACTAATCTTGGACATCATTTATTTGTAGAAGGGTCCTTAGTAATACCCGGTGATGTATCATTCTCTAATGATATAGACTATATTAAAGTTGAGATGGGGTCTATTCCGGACGTTAATGCAGATATAAATTATATAATGTCAAATCTGGATGACTCAGATTCTACTGGCCTTAAAGGAAAGTACTTAGTCCGTGCTACGGACCTTAACTTGTCCGGAAATATAACTCTCACGGAACCTACATTATCAGCTAAAATTTTAAAAGTAGTACCTGCTACAGGTACTGATCCGGCTGTACTATACATTCAATATTATGCAGCCTCTGCAGAGACAACTGTAGATACTGGAGTTAATGTTAATGTTAATAAATTTAGACCGTCTGATGAACTTAAAGTTATTGATAAAATGCCTTCAGTTTATGGTAGTGGTAGTGGTAACCCAGCTCCAACTGCTTTAACACTTCAATTTCATCAGGCTGTACTAAAGATTCCTTCTGAATTAAAACAATCTGCTATTGGTAAAGCGTCCCTAGCATTTGTTGAAGAAGGTGTTTATTTTATAAAAGGTAACTTTGTACAGGTTCAAAATTCAACACTTATAGTTGCTCCTTTCTCAACTTCGGCATCTGCAGATATTGGATTTAGAATTAAAGAATCTATTATATCTTCTGCAGAAGATCCTGCATTAAGTGATAATGCTACAGGATCACCTAACTTTGCGGCACCTGGGGCACACCGATATGAAATAAAAACAGAACTTATTGCTCTTGATATTAATACAGATATTGAAGGAACTGATGACGATTTTCTTTTGCTTTGTAGGGTAGATGAATCCGCTGTTAAATGGAAAGTTAAGAGAACTGATTATAATATTATAGAAGATGAATTTGCTCGAAGAACGTTTGACGAGTCGGGTAACTATACAGTAAGACCCTTTCATATTGATATAACAGAAGATAAAGACAATGTAGATTTATTTCAAGCCCAGCTAGAGCCATCAAAGGCATATGTACAAGGATATGAAATTGAAACATTATCCTCTATAAATGTTCCTATTGAAAAGGCGAGAAGAGCTGAAGATACAGATGCAAAAGAGTCCGTTACAGTATCTATAGGTGTAGGTAATTATATACTTGTATCACCTGATAATGTTTCTAATTCTCTTTCTTCTGGTATAATACCACCTATAGATACTTTTAGTAGGGTCGACTTAAAGAACTCTGATAACTCAACTATAGGGTATACTAGAATTAGATCTGTAACTCGTATTTCACCTGGATATGTTCAAGACGGGTCGGGTATTATTACCCGTGATACATCTTCGGATATTTATAAATTATATCTATTTGATGTATTTCTTAATGAATTTCAAAATTTTTCTTCTGTAGCTTCATTGTTATACTCATCGAATAATCACACATTTGATGTAAAATTGGTATCAACTCCTGCCGTTATAAAGGAAACTGATAAAAATTCACTTGTATATAAACTACCTTATGATCGTGTTAAAACATGCTCTATAGCTAAATTAAATGCGACTGAAGAAGCAGATTATAATTACAGATTCAGAACTATTAAAATGTTTTCTCCTACTCATGGAAATGGTAACTTTATTAATGCTACTGTTAATAATACGGAAACTGAATCTTTTGGTGCATTTAACCAATCAGATTGGATTCTTGAAAAGTTCACTTCTTCTGGAAGCACTACAATTATACCACTTACGTCAGCTATGGTAGGAGCAGCTGTTAGTGGGGATATGACATCAATTGCAATTAATTTAACATCATGGTCTGGTGATGTTGGAGGTGGGAGATATAGATTATGCGCACCTGTAGACTCCACAGCTATACATAGAACTAAGGAAGTACATGATATAGAGTCAGAAAGATGGGAATATGACCAGTACGTTACTGCTGACAGTACTGCATATAATTCTGCACACCATTATAATGTTATTACACTAGCTAATATCGACGTATTTAAAATTAATTTTGTTAAAGAATATATAGGTACTTCTGACACCGCCGGCGTGGGCAGCGCAATTTATATACGAAACAATCCGGATCAATTTAAAGATATCACAGAGCATTATATACTAGATACTGGGATGACTGATAATTATTATGACAATTCTAAACTTCGTTTAAGGACTGATTCAAATTATATACCTTCAAATGATATATTCTGTTCTTATAAATATTTTCACCACTACCCTGGTGATTTCTTTTCTATAGATTCATACCCTCCAGAAATGTATGATAATATTCCTGTATTTAATTCGGTTAATCAGGGTAAATTAATAGAATTAAGATCCTCTATAGATTTTAGACAAAATAAAAGTATTGATGGTAAAACAGGTACATGTCCTCACCCTAATTCTAAATTCCAAACTGATCTTGAGTATTATCTTCCAAGAAAGGATATTATAATAGTTGATGCTAAAGGTGATTTTAAATGTATTAAAGGTGTTTCTTCCTTAACACCTACATTACCTGCAACTCCATCTAACTCAATGGTTCTATATAATTTACATCTTCAGGCATATACCTTTACTCCGTCTGAAATTCAATATGAAATGATTGACAATAAACGCTATACAATGCGTGATATTGGTAAAATACAAAAAAGAGTAGATAATTTAGAATATTATACTTCATTATCTCTTTTAGAATCGGAAGCTTCTAATAAAATAGTAGTAGATTCTGAGGGGTTTTTAAGATCTAAAGCAGGATTTGTTGTTGATTCATTTAAAAACCATTCAATAGGTAACACATTATCACCTGAATATAGATGTGCAATTGACCGTAAAAGACGTACAATAAGACCTATCTTTCATGAGAATTCTATAGGATTACAGTACGTCCCATCAACTTCTGAAATCAACCCTGCTGTATCAAGTCATGTTCAGAAAACAGGGGATCTTATTACACTTCCATGGTCTCCTGTAGAATTGTTCTCACAAGGGAAAGCCTCATCGACTATTAACATAAACCCTTACGATGTATTTACATGGACAGGTTCTGTTAAACTTTCACCATCTCAAGATGACTGGAAAGATACAACTCATGTACCCGAATTAATAGTTAATCAGACAGGTATATATGACGCCATGATGTCCATTGTAGATGCGACAGATGCTCTCGGTACTGACTGGGATGAATGGTCAACAACTTTCTTTGGTTCTGAATCGACTTCATGGGTATCCGGATCAGGACGTAATTGGCGAACAACTACTACTGAAACAAACACTACTGAAGATCAAGCAAGAGATGGTATTTTAACTGTTAATAACCCTTTTGTTAATTATACAGAGCTAGGTGAGCGAGTAATAGAAATAGGGTTTGCTCCGTTTATAAGGGGTAGAAGAGTATCATTCTCTGCAGAGAGGCTTAAACCCAATACTATAATGTATCCTTTTATTGATAGTAGTAATATATCAGAATATACAGTTAAGGATAATATATTTGTTGATTACTCAGCTTCAGATGATGAGATTTTTAATCAGATGGTTGAAAATTATGGTACACATCCATTTGATACTGAACGACTGTCTCCAATGTTTTATTCAGATAAGTGGAACCCAGCTACTGGAAAAGGCACACACCCATATAGATTTGATGTGGACTCTCATGAAACTACTGCATGGAAATTGTACGGAGGAGTTGCCCCGACATATGATAATATGGCAAATATGTATCCTAATACAGAATTAAAAACAGATGCTGCCGGTAGATTAACAGGGTCTTTTTGGTTTCCTAATGATGCTTATTTAAGATTTAAAACCGGTACTCGTACTTTCAGATTATCGGATTCACCTATTTCTGTAAATAGAGATGAAGAAACTACTTTTGCACAAACACAATATCACGCAAAAGGATTACTAGAAACAAAAGAAAATTTGACAATAGCTACTAAACTTCCTATGTTATCACAGACACAGGTATTTGATGAAAGAACAATATATAATACTTCTAGAACAAACTCTACTAGATGGTGGGATCCTTTAGCTCAATCATTCCTAATAGATATTGATAAGCAACCACAAGGGGCTTTTATTACATCTATAGACTTATATTTTGCTAAAATATCAGAAACTATACCAGTAGTTCTTCAGATTAGAGAAGTTATAGTAGGTCTTCCATCTGCTGTTATTGTCCCACACTCAACCGTAACATTATATCCTTCTGATATTAATGTAGATTCTGATAAAGGTCTGGCTGCTACTAAATTTGAATTTGAATCACCTGTCTATCTAGGGTCTGGTAAATCATACGCATTTGTTATTTTTGCTGATACTATTGATTATGAGGTCTGGATGGCACGTACACAGGAAATAGATGTAGTTACTGATGCTGCTATTTCTAAAAATGTATTTGCGGGTGTATTATTTAAATCACAGAACGGTTCGACATGGTCTCCTGACCATAACGCAGATCTTAAATTTGCTATACATCGTGCAAAATATGACATTTCACGGCCAGGAAACCTAATTTTAGCTAATAAAGAATTACCATTAAAAAGATTAAGAAATCATCCGTTCACAACTACTGAAACTAATGAGTTATAAGTATATCATAAAAATCATGGTTTTGTTGAAAGTCCTTATAGACAATCTTATGTTTCATTTTCGGGTATAGAGCGTAATCATACTGGTGTCCCTACAACAGCTAATTTATATGGTATTGATGCCAATAAAATTAATGCTATTTCTGAACACCCTTACTATGAGGGATCAACTTTTACTAATCCAGATGGTGCTGGAGTTTTCCCTGTATTTGATGTAACACAAGACACATATTCTGTTAGACTTAAAATTGATGAAAATAATGATGCTACTGTTGAGGGTGGTAATGGTGGTCGAACTCAATTTGGGATCGGTGGTGGAAACACAATTGAAGCTTCTGAGAATTATACATTCTCCACGTGGTATCATCATGCGGCTATAGTAAACCTACCAACTACTAATATAACTTGGGGGGCTAAAACTACTAACCTTGGGACTATCGGGGCTAACAATACAACGGTATATAGAAAATCAACTAACTATAAGGCCTATGTTCCGAATACTAACATACATGAATCTTTTCCACAAGTTATAACCTCAGCTGATAACCAATTGCATAATGTTGATGTACACGATAACTTACCAAATAAATCGTTTGAGGTTATGGGACAACTAACATCTAATTCAGATTATGTTTCCCCTTCTGTTGATATAGAACGATGTTCTGTAGTATGTATCCAGAATAGAATAGGTAACTTCAACGGATATGGTGAATTAACCTCAGTTAATTTTAACCCTACTACACCAGAGTTAACAGGTCTAGGAAGGTTTAATGCAGGATTATATCAATTTGATATTGGATCTGTAGGTAATGATGTTGGCCAAGGTGGTATACTTAACCTATCTATTGAAGGAAAAGGTCCTATCTTATCTATAGATCATTTTATCTCATCTTCTAATAAAACATTATTTGAGACAAATAAAGATTACTTAATGATAATAGAAAACCCTTCTATTTCTGATGAGACAAATAAAAATGTAGGAGTAATGAAGCTTAAGATTAGTAAGTCAGATTCTGGAGCTGTAGTATTTAAAGATATTAAACTTAACAGTGCTTCTGCACCTATTGCGAAATATGTTCCAGGTGTTTATGACTTTACAATTTTTGATAATAAGTCTAGATTTGGAGAAACTAATCCTACTGGTACAAGACCTTTCGGTTATCAACATTTTAACTCCGGCTTTTCGGATGTTGAATATGCAGCCAAAATAAGAGTAAGGGTAGATGCAGCCACATCAACAATTAACTGGACTGATGAAGATGGAGATAATAACTACAATAATATTAAAGTCTTAGATGATGGCTCGTCTGATTCTAAATTTCCTGTAGATATTGGCCCGCAACCCGCAACCATTACACAAGATATTGCTTACTCACAGGCTCAAAAGTTAGGTATCCTATTTGATGGATCTAAAACTTACGCACAGGATGAGACTGCTATAATATTCGCTAGTGGTAAATCGGTAGCTTATAAGAGAAACGGCAGTCTTGCAGAAAATAGTTATCCATACCCAACAGATCCAACTTATTGGGATCAAGTCTCAGGACAGGACGTAAGCGTTGATGTTGAGGCTTCAAACAGATTGTTTAAAAATACACCAAGTTCAACAGGAGTAGGTGCTAAATTTAAAATTAAAGAACCGGGTTCGGGTATTGTTTCTGGTGAATATGTAGCGGATGTAGAACAAGTAGATGTATATAATATACTACCCCTACCCCATGATGATAATAAGCAGTATATTCCTTATAATGATAATCTGTTGGGGAGTAATGAAGAGGTGTCTTTACTGGTTAACCCACAATCAACTGCAGTTGATGGTACTCACGACTGGACTTTCAATTTAAAGGTAATAGTGAATTACAACACGCTGACACCGACAGCAAGTAGATTTGTCACATTTAACATTAATGATATTTACATGTCAACTTTTATGGGTATGCTTAAAAATGATCTGGGCCAGACCAGCATTCCAGCGTTATCCGATACTTATTCTAGTTTTACCCTTACCCCTGATTCTTTTAAAGAAGTCTCAAATAATCAATCAGATGCTTTAACTACCTGGCTTAATGATCTTGTAGTAGATAGATGGCGATCTATACAAGCTTGGGCAATTTCATTAGTGGGCAATGAAGACCTTAGTATTGCCGGTAATTTAACTGGTGATGGTGCCTATATCGACCCTACTCTTTCAAACGGAGTGGCTGGAGATATCCTTAACATACACATAGCTAACGATAAGGATTCATCAACTCTACAGCTTTCAAGTACAGGTACCACGATATCTATGGTACATGATTATGATAAGATAGGTATTTTTCTAGAAGATACTTGGAGTACTGCAAATCTTATATACTGGAATGTATCACCAGATGGAGTTTACAATTCTGTATTAACAACTGAGGAATCTCCTACTACAATGACCCTGGTGGATGGATCTCAAACCATTTATGTTCTTAATGTATGTTTTAGTACACCATCAAGTAGTAATGGATGGGACAACGCAGATGCTAATCATAAAGCGGGTAAAGTTAAAATTACCGTTAAATCAGACGCTTCATTAAAAGGAGCTGCACTTCTTAATAACATCCACACGAATGCGTATGCTAATGTTATGGGGTATAATGTGGCACCATTATCAGTGGCCACTAACAAATGGTCATTTTACATTAATCAGTGGAAACATGTAAACGGTGGGGATGTACATACTGTTACACTAACACCAAAGGGTACATATGCGTTGGATTTAGCTTCGGTGGATATATGGGTTGATCCATATCTTGAACTCGGAAAGATGGAACAAGATGCAGATGTAGCTACTCAATCTGCTAATAATCTACTTCAACCAGTAAAATGGAGATGGGGTTATGACAAATCCCTCGATCCTGGATTTAATTATACTCAGATTGATGAAGATTTCCCAGAAGACATTAGTAGTTCGATTCCTAACGGTTATTATTATAATTGTATGATACCAGCTTATAATGTAGTTCCTTTATATCAGGCGTCTGACATTACACCATTTTTTAATGCTCATGCTCAACATTCCAATAGTGTCTATACTACCGATCCTACTGGTATACCAATTAATGTACCTATTACAAAGTCTACTGCAGGAACTAGAAAAAAAGTTAATAATATCGATACAGAAGCTAATTGGTTAAAAGGACTGCTTAAATATAGTTATTCGGAGTCCGCTGTGCAGTTCAAATTTACAAAATACGTCCCTTCTTCAAGAAGGATAGTTACTCAAGAAGATATTACAAATGAAGCTAAATATATTGAAAAGTCGTATTCTGCTACCAATTCAACAATTGAAACATATCTTTCAATTCCAATTACTGATTGGCAGAATGGAGAAATACGAACTGTAGAATCATATGAGTACGAATATAGTCCAGCATCAATTTCAGAAGGAGACATTGTATATTACCAAGATCCTATTGAAAAAACGTTTTCGTTTTATGAATGTACAGAGCCTAGTGGTGATTTAACAACAGACAATGATTTAATTAACGGTTTCTTGAATGAGAATGTGCACTGGCAGACAGTTTATGACTATAATAAAATACTTAATTTCCTAAATTATAATTTAATTACATATACAGTAAAACCAGTAGAAGGTAAATTTCTAGCCTATGATACACTTAAAGTAAGAAAAGCACTTACTTTAGCCTCTACCTTTCAATATGAATCTAAGGAAGTGAATGTACAAAGATTGAATTACAGTTTCTCTACGGAAGGTTCGTTGGCAACTCCAGCCTTTAGTGGATTATCACCAACATCAGAGAAACTATTACAGCTCGAATATAATGGACAATTGGATACGGGTGGAAGTAACTGGAATACTGAACGATTTGATGAAGCTTCAAGTTTAACCGTCTTTGCTAATCCTTCTATAATTAAAATACAATTAAAAAATTCACATCTCCCAAGTCACCATAGATTAAGAAAGATAGTTGACGAAGACTCAGGCAACACTGAATACAATATTATAATTAATAATAAAGTAACAGTATACGCAGATGCAGTTGAAGATGCAGAAATGCCTACTCTTTATTATCAGGAAGGTATGTTTTTCTTAGAATCACCTGATAACTCTAATAAGTTAACTTCGGAGAATAGAATAGACTTTTTACCTCCACAGTCACCATACACTACCAAAACTACCGGACTCCCTGCTGATTATAACTCCTGCTTTTCACTTCATACAAATGGGGCATCAGCAGCGTCTACTTTTAACACGCAAACAAATAGAGCTGCATTTACAGAAGATGCATATGGTATAGCTAAAAATTTAAGAAATGCAAATGTATCAGACTTTCTTACTAATAAAGATGATAATCGTATTCCTGATCTTCATGAATCTGGAACTATAAAAATAAGTCCATTAGAAGGGATAGAGGGTAATATAACACGTGATGGTGCTATTGTTCACTCAATAAATAGACCAAATGATGTAATGGTAAATGCTGTAAATTATACTAAAGAAGACTGTAGACTATATGATAACGGTCTTAGAGTAAATCTTCATCCTTATATAACTAACTTTGCGTTAAGGTCATTTTTTCTTGATCTAAAGACTTCTAGTTTGATTAATTACGTTGAAAATTGGCGATCTGAACAGACTGATATTGGAACATGGGAGACGCATGACGACAATGACTATTATAGATATAATATAGACTCTATAACCACTAACGCTAACGATAGAATTGATGGTATACTTGGTAGTGCAGCAAAAATTATTTTCCCTAAACTAGATGTGGATACCTCAGGTACAATAAACCACTATCGTTCTGATGAGAGTAGTATTATTGGTGATGTAGTTATTGATGGAAACACTGAAGAGACTAATATTGAATGGATGACAGTAAGCTCAAATTTTGTTATTCCTGATGCTATATTAAGTTGTACAGGGACAATGCAATTTTGGGATAAGGCTAATAATACGGATCCTACGGCACCGGATAAGATAACAACTGTTGACGGTTATTGGCCTCGTAAAGGGGACAATTATTCGAATATGCATTCAGGCGGACAAATTGATCCATCTAAATACTTGTTTGATTGGGATAAACTAAAAGACGATGCGGCAGACATTAATATTAAATGGAATACTCATCAATACATAGAAGGGTTATACAATCAACCGGATTTGTTATCTAATGATAGAAAATTATTAAGACGTGAATTCCCTTATAATTATAACATATTACAGAACACTATCGGAACAACAAATACTGTTGACTATAATGAAACTAGATATTCTGAAGTTGATTCTTGGGGTGAGCTTATGTTATCTGCTCACCCAACTTCAGGATCTAATGTATACGGATCACCAACGACTGCCAGAGCATGGACATTCGGAGCTCGAGTAACAACGACATCAGAGGTGTTTAATGATATAGTAAAAATTGACCCATTAACATCTTGTACAAGCATATCTCATACTACTGGGAGCATATCTTATACTTCAGTTGATTCTAATGCAAACACTAGCATTAGAATAAAGATACCCCATAATAAGATTCATAAATGGGTACACATGGCGTTGACAAATCAATCAATAGTCAACAATCCAGAAACAACTGCCTTTGATGATAATAATAGTTCAACTGAGTATAGACGATTACGTGATCCTGACATGTTTAATTTTAATTCATTCTTTACATTTGAAAATTCAACTGAACTAGGAATAATAACCTCAAAACTTATATATCTTTCCAATAGTATGTTTAATACTGCTACTTTTGAATCGAAATTTAAGGTAACCCCTGATATTGAGGTTGAATATCGGATTTGGTATCCTAATAGTGATGATCCTAACAGCACTAGTGGTTTTTTGGCAGCGGGTGATAACATTATTGTAGAGATAATAATACCAGATAGTACGGGGGGTGTTGGTTTTAGAGATTCATTAGTATCAGTTTCATTTACCCATTATCAGAATCTTCATGTAGAATCTTCGAATGACACCGGTAGTAGTGTTTCATCAGCCGCGGCTGAAGCTTGTGGATTTGGAGCACGGCATATTATTTCATCTCCAACTGCGGCAGTTGGAGATGACCTAGATTACCATGGTAAATTCAAAGATTCTAACGGACTCTCATGGACAGATGAAAAATATAAACTAGAAGAGTATAGACTATCCGACGACGCAGTTAACTCTGATATTAAGTATAATAATACCACTTTATTATACTTACCATCAGACGCTGCAGCAGTCGTTAAAACAATTACTCAATTTTCTGGAGTATCAACCTTAAAATTTACTGAGATTGGTAATAACCCATATGAGTACTTTAAAGGTATTATTACTGATATACAACTCACCGACCCTGGATTTGGGTATACAACTGCTACGGCTGCAGATTCTGGTGGTTCACAAATTCAAATACAACCAAATTGGGATGAAATGGTAAGTAGTGGTCACGAAGCTCCTAACATATCATTTACTGCGTCCAACACGGGTACTGTATCTATATTTGAGGTATATAAACCTGATAACGCTTTATCCAGCAACATTAACCCAGACTTTCAGGATCCTATGGGTTATTGGGTAGGACAAAATTACAATATAGGGGAATTTGATGATCGACATTTAAGTGTTAACTGGTCTACAATTTATGATGTTAAGAATGCTACCAACACAGGACTAAAATTTACTACTGATTCTGTAACTGAAAAGTCTTTACCATCTTTACAGTTTAGTGCAGATGGGACTAATGGTAAAATAACTAAAATTACAAACAGTGACGGTGTGGATACTAGCTTCTATGTATGGAATCAGTCAGCTAGTAATAGTTCAGGGACATTTGGACTTGGTATATGGGGTTTAACACTCAGTCTGAATCAGGATACAAGTAAAACAATTAGGAATTCCGGTGGAGTTAAACCCGATTTTGAAGTTGAAGAAAACTCGATTGGAGCATCTATAAGTGCTGTGCATATTTTAAAAGCAGGATACGGATATTCTAGTACTACCGGTGGGAGCAGCTCAATACTCACACAGAGCTCATACCAGTCTTCTATAGCACTACAAGAGATACTTAGTTTCGAAGATGTAGTTGCACAAGGAATGATATACTCCCCGACCGGTGTTACTGCAGCTAATTGGGATGGAGGAACGTGGCACAGCACCAGTGGTGTAGTTTCGCATGATTTGGTAGATATCAAGTTTATATCAGATATTGCACCAATGGTTAAATCTAATGTGACAGGCCTGAATAATGTAGAATTAGAACTCTTATATGATGGAGGACCGGACGCCGTTTTTACAAATAATGGTTCTTCGTTCTTTGAAGCTATAGATGGTAATAAACATATTACATTTGTTAGTTATAATAATGGCACCGGTGGGTACAGCGATACTCGAATTAAGGATATTCGAGACACTATTAATACTATAGCTCAGGACTCACGAACAACTATGGAGACAAAATTTTTAAATTGGTACAGCGATGAAAGTAGTACGGGTATACAAAACCCAGCTGATTTGTTTAATTGGAGTTCCTTCAATAACGTATCAATTAAGTCTATTTTTCAGAACGATGTATCCTTTCTTCAGTTAGTTGATAATGCAAGTGGTGTATTAGACTCAAACTCTGATGTATGGCTAGAAGCTTCAGGAAATGCTTACTCTTCAGATAATATTGTTCTTAATCCAATTGGAGGTAATAGCACGTCGGATCATGGTGCGTTAGCACTTCACCTAAAAGAGTTTATAGCACTTGATTTTAATTATATTGATAACACAGACGATGCTGATAATTTATCTACTCAGTTTATAGCTGAACTCCATCCTTCTAAAGGTACAGCTTTAAACAAATATGTTACAAGGAATATTAAGTTAAAGAACTCTTCTAATTTATTGAATATATTTTTAGATACTAACAGACCTTTTGGAACAGATATTGAAGTATATTACAGAACACATACAGAAGATGATATGATTGATGAGTCAAATTGGATTCTTGGTGAACCTGTAGGGGGCACAGACATACCATTTAATGATAATCCTAATGTTTTTACAGAGACTGAGTATTATATAGATAATGTTATTTCCACTAATAATATGTTCACAACATTTGCTATAAAAATAGTATTTAAATCCGCTAATAGTTCTGTTATACCTCAAGTTAGAGACTTAAGAGCAATTGCACTAAATGTATAGAGGTTAAAGGTTATGGGAAATTTAATACCCGTTAAAGGTCATTCAGGGTTATATAGAGATTCGAACACAATGGCCATTATAAATACTAACAACACTTCTACTACTGATAGTAATATCAGATCAGCTAAAAGTAAGATGAAACAGAGGGATGATGATATTAAAACATTACAGTCAGATGTTTCTGAAATTAAACATATTTTAAAACAGTTATTGGAGCTAAGATAAGAAATGTCACATATCCTAGATAAATCAACAAGAATTAATGTCACAGAATCAGACACATTTAATGAATGGCGTTTAAAAACAAATGAAATAGGCTCCTTTATTGGTGATAAGCACCATATTGCTAGATATTCTACTATAAATTATGATTGGGTTCCTTTATGGACTGATGCAGAACTTTTAAGTGGGAATGACGAGAATAGAAAAAACTCTGACAAAGTCCCTTACAGGAAAGCTTTGGTAAGAATTAAAATTGAGGGTATGCATGCTCTAGAGTCAACCTTGGCCGAAGATTGGGTCGCTCTCAAGACTCCTGTTACCCAATCGATTATCAAACAAGAAATTGACTTTGGGGGTATGCTCACAGAAGAAAATATCAGAGTTACTATTACAATGCATCAGCCGGATGAAAAGAACGATGATGGTGAGAATTACTATGGGATTCTAGGTACTGATTACCCTTATGGCTACGCTGATGGTGACATTTTAACTATTCGTGGATCGTCTATAGGTGGTGTAGATGGGATAAATAATCTTAAGGTTAAGGTGACAAATACTCTGTTTCACGACATCTCTGGTGTAACCTATTTCTATATTAGTAATGTAAAAATTTCAGGTCAGGTTGTGAACGAAGCTGACTATGGACCAGACTACATAACTCTGGCATTAGCTAAATTACCTCCGGCCGCCATATATAACGAACTTCATCAGATTAGGTCCGATTTAGCCGGCGAACAGGAAAATCCGGACTTTATTCCTTTTACAAAATTAACAACTAACGCACAGACTATAGCACTAGCTATTAATGAAGTTAATGCAAAAATTCAAGGTACACAAGGTAATGTAACATTACTTAAAACTATTGATGACGATTTACAATCAATACCTTGGTCTAAATTTTATAAACAATATACGATTGGAGAAAATGGTACTACTAGTACTGATGGTTATAAAATAGGTGATATTGTCTATGTAGACCCAACGACTATAAATAAACTCGATAATTTTAATGGTTTTGATTTAGGAACTACATATTTTAAATCTATTGCTGAGGAAAATACAGTCAACCCTGTAGCATATCATACTTCAGCTGAAGATGAGCTTTCCTGGACCCATAGTTTAAGTGAAAACCAACAAACTATCCTTACCAACTTTTCTGCTGATGGGTCCCCTGTTAATACAAACATAAAATGGCTTGAAGTTGACGGTGCTGTATATTCCTCGATGTCATTAAATCAAGTATTAAATGAGGTTAATCTTAGTCTTGGTATTACTAGTGATAACACACTAACTGCATTAAAAAATAACCACCCTGACCATATAACTGGTCTACAAAATACTGTATATCATTCCCTAAGAAATATTGATTCTTATATAGGTAATTACTTAGGACTTAAATCTCAAGTATATAATAGATATGTTAACCCATACCGTACAGAATCATTAGATGGAGTCGAGACTAATGATAAACTCTATGGTAGTATAGGAACCGTATACGGTACTATAGAATTACCTACAGGTATGTCGCTTAGTCAGACCTTTCCGGATCCGAATGACTTGACATATGATTTCTCGAATGATACTGACAGCAATGGCCTATATGCGCAATGGACTAATTTTGTAACCGAACCCTATCAGTTATACACTAAATCTTATCATCCTGATACCGGCGTCTTTGAGTTTAGTGAAGCAGAGGATGACAACATTGTAGTAGCTTTAACTAAGCTTAGGTTAAGAGTAGATATGCTCACAGAAGAGATATATCTAACCAATCGTGTCAATGATGGTACGGCGGCATGGCAATGGGCTCAGAGAATTACTAAGAATGATCAATTTGAGAATAACTTTTCCGGAATGCACGGTATTATTAATATTCTTAAGGAACTAGAAGATCTTGTATCTCCGATTACAGGAGATTCTCTGGATAGAGGGAAACTATCACGTTCTGGGTTTAAAACAGAGTTGTTTCATACCTCAACTTGGGATCAGGCTAGGCCAACTGGTTCTAAACAAGAGCAGGAACTAACTGACACTTTGTCTGGTTATGAAGATTATGACTCTTCTCATGTAGAAGGTCCTTTATGGGCTGGCTCCACTGATTCTAATAATATGCCATTAGGTATTATTGCAGGTAGTATTACACGAATATTAGATTCTACCGGGGATGGTGTTTATAAACCTCAATACTCATCTGATCCTCTAATACTAAGAACTGCAGGGGTAACTCCTGATCCTACTGACCCCAATACTAATATTGATTTTCCAGTTATTGATGGTACGGTAGATGGCTATGGGGTATCTAAATCGGCCGATATTAGGAAATTATACCCAGAACGAATAGTTATTAATAACGGTAGTGAAACACAAGTAGCTATAGGTTACACTGAAACTGATCGAAATGTAACTAATTTCTGGACTAATAACGACAACTCATTTATTGGCCAAATAGGTTGGGTCTGGAAAACCTCCTCTGGACTAAGCTTACTTCAGCAGACAGTTACAGACCAACCAATGAACCTGGATGTTAAGGGGGATATAAGAGCAACTAATAAGATATATATTGGACCTTCTGATAACATAAAGTCAATTGACGATTTATACTTATCAACAGGTATTAGAGAAAAGGAAGCTAGTACTCCCGATAAACCTATAGCTGCACCTGTTCAAAATATATATACTAAACCTATTTTCAGGGAAGGTTTAGTAGTCCACTCTGAAAAACCAATGAATGATTGGTATACCTATGTCGCAACTGATGAAAATCCAATAAGAATACAGCCTGATGCTCAACCTCTACAGAGGGAAATAGAGGATGTTGTAGGGGCTATGGTTACTGATAAAATCTCTGTAACCGGTACCCCAAGCACTCTTAATATGGAATCTGGGTTAAACGTTCGGTATGACAGTCTTAAAGCAGAGGACAGTAATGGTGTAAGGTCTTCACATCAAGCAACTTTAAACTTTGAGGTTCATTCACCTGATATTTTAATTACAGGAGATATGTTAGGAAACACCAAGATGATGAGTTTATCCGATGTAGTAATTGATACTCATATCAATAAAGACTCAACGTATATCAAAAAAGTAGTTAAAGAACTTGTATATGACTCTTTAAATCCAGCTCATTGGGATACAACCGTTACAAACAAACATCATGAAGGAATATCGGTCACTGATGCTCATGGTGGGGTTGCTTCAAATAAATACTATCGTGCTATGAAAATGGAACTTCTAGATGGGTTTGTATCTGGTGATACTCTGACATTTCATTACCATGACGGAGTGAATTTAAAAACTATTCCCATTTTAGTTCCGAATAATGAATCAACTGGTTTAAATGAAAGGGGTATATATCCGGCCGGAGTAATATCACAGGATCAATACGAGGCTAATCCTGAATGGAAAAAAACAGCACGGTTTGGTGCTTCTAAATGGTTATCTCAAAAACTTAAAACAAATACTACCTTTAACAGCTATTGGGATGTAACCTTCGCAACATACTATAACGGTGATGTTGATGTTGTTCCTGTTATAGTATTTACAGAGAAAAACCCTCTTTCTGTCAGTAATACAACAAATGAACCTGACGATTCGTCACAATTGTGGAAACTTGGTCTGGAGTCTACTAGTGCTGGCACTATCGCCTCTGGATATTTTGACAATAGCAATACTGACTCAGTAGCATATAATGAGAAATGGCACAGAGATGGTATATACGATGAAGAATTTAGTCAATTTGATATATCAAACGCAACTTCGGGGGGAATCTATACAAACAACGCCACACCTCACTTAGTAGACAATTATATAACATCAATAGTAGATGTGAAAATTTCTGCACCTGAAATTATTAAAGATGATTTATCAGATACTCCTAGATTATCTTTAAATATGGTAGGTTCGGCGGCGGAGACTACATTAGGGACTTTCACACCATCAATATCTATTAATTCAACAACCGGTCAGGCAGCATTATCCATTGGTCTTAGTGGGCATAAGACACCTTGGACTAACAATTCCTACCTTACTTCTTGCCCAACTGGCAATAATGTGTATACGGCAAGCGCTGCCGGTCATATGACCAAAGACTCAACTGATAATCGGAGCGGGGCGTTTAGTACAGATGCCGATCCTGGTACAGCATCTGACTTAAAAGAAGGTCAAATTATTTCTCGTAATAGTAATGGTGACTTCTATGCTAATATTATGTATGGTACAGCAACTAAAGCCCGATATGCAGATTTAGCGGAAAACTATGTTGCTGATAAACAATATGAAGTTGGTACAGTATTATCCTTAGGTGGTGAATTTGAGGTTACAGAATCAGATAGGATAATGGATTCTAGAATCGTAGGAGTCGTTTCTGAAAATCCTGCATACTTAATGAATTCTGGTTGTTCAGGTGAATTTATAGCTACTGTAGCACTAAGAGGAAGAGTACCTGTTAAAGTAGAAGGACCAGTTGATAAAGGTGACATTATTATATCATCTGGGAGAGGTACAGGAGTTTCTAATAATAACCCTTCATTTGGTTCTATTATAGGAAAGGCTGTAGTATCTAAAACTTCTGAAGGTACTGAGTTAATAGAGGTAGTTATCACCTAATGATTGGTATTCTTGGTTATGGTTTTGTTGGGAAAGCAGTTGATAAAGGGTTCACAAAAACAGATAAAATAATATCGGACCCTTTATATAATGATGTATCTATCGAGGATATGATGGATACAGAATGTATATTTGTATGCCTCCCAACACCTACAGTAAACGGTAAAATAGAAGCAACAATACTATTAAATGCACTTGAGAATCTAAAAGAACTTGAGTACTCTGGTCTTATAATAATAAAATCTACTGTTCTTCCAGACCTAATTAAAGGGTACTCTAATAATATAGTATGTGTACCGGAATTCTTATCTAGAGCAACAGCTCACCATGATTTCATTAACCCTCATGTATTAATAATAGGATCAAATTCTATTGTTACATCACAGCATACTTTAGCTATATTTAAGAAATATTCTGAGGTTTCCACAAAGAATGTACATCTAACAGATATAAAAACAGCTTGTATATTAAAGTATACTATGAACACCTTCAACGCCCTAAAAATAACATATTTAAACGAGATATATAAAGTATGTGGGATAGAGGGTATAGATTACAAAGAAATAGTATCTGTACTAGAGCAAGTACCACGGATGGGTACAGGTCTTTTTGATGTTCCTGGTCCAGATGGTAAGTATGGATTTGGTGGACCGTGTCTTCCTAAAGATGCTGAGTCTTTTGCCTCTACATACTCTATGGATTTAGTAAAAAGTATATTAGAGGTTAATTCGTTATTAAGACATTAAATGTTCTATTATCAGAAGGGTGTAATTTAAACTGCTCATATTGTGGAATGGATAAGTGGTCTAAAACCACTATATCTCAAGATTCTGTAATAAATAGATTCAAAGAACTTAGACTTGAGTACCCTAATGATCGTATACGAATAGACTTTTTTGGAGGTGAACCTCTTCTCCAAATGAAGATGGTTAAGTCAATTATATTAAAGATGAAGAAAGTTGATGATAATTATGCCTTAGCTATGCCTACTAATGGGATATCTCTAACACCTGGAATACTAGATTACCTAAAAAAAGAAAAAGTCTCTGTATCTCTCTCATTCGATGGCTTATGGCAAAACGATAGGAGACCTATTAGAGATTCCAATCTATCTTCTTTAAATGTACTGTACGCTAAACGAGAGCTGTTTTCTGGATTAAAATGTCATTCTATGATATCCGGATCTGACTATAATTTACTAGAAAATCATTTATATATAACTCAAAATTTTGGGATGAATCCTGAACTAACATTAGTTAGGGATAGAGGGACATGGACACCAGAATCAGTTAAACTTCTTCAGATCGGTATTAACGAAATTTATGAGTGGTACAAAAATAATCTCTCTGAAGATATGCCTAATTTTATATTATTCTGGCTTCGCGATATATTAAGATATCATTATAAAGGATTTACAGTTGAAGGATGTGGTGTAGGAAGAGATCTTCATGCATTAACAGAGACTGGAGAGTCCGTTACATGTGACAGATTTGCTGGGGATAAAGAAGCAGTTGAGAAGATAAATGAGTTTTACTCTATGCCTGAATGCTCAACTTGTCGTGTAAAGAATTATTGTCATAAAGGTTGTATGTATGAGCAAATTAAGTCGAATGGTCCAATACCCGAACTTTGTGATATATATAAATATTGTTATGATAAGACAAAAGAAATACTACCCGTGATACCTAAAGATATAATAAGGAGAGAATTGAATGATTCATGATATTACTGATATTAATCAGATTAATACAAGATTATTAAAGACTGTTACACACCTATTAGATGCGTCTAAATATCTTTCGGATATACCAGAATTTCAAGAAGAATCCTATAAAATTGCTCTTCTGGCAAAATGTTTTATTGATGTAGTCGAACCTCAAAAAGAAAAAATTACAGAAGAAACAATTAATTCTATACTAGATGAGATATTAAATGCTCAATAATAAAAGACAACAATTTACGTTTGAAATTACAACTACTGCTCTCTGTAATATGAATTGTACATATTGCTTTGAAGGTCTAAAAACAGATAAGCGTACTTTAAACAATGTACAGGTTTCTGTATTAAAGTCTAAAATAGAGGAAATATTAAAATCCAATTGGTTTTTAAGAGATTATGGAGTCCTTAATATATCATTTTGGGGTGGAGAACCTACATTAAATGGACCATTAATTGTTGATATGATGAATACATTCGAGCTAAATGATTCTGTAACCTATCACATATATACTAATGGACTAGATAGAAAGAAACTTGATTATGTACTTGATTCAGTATCTACAGATAAACTTGCAATTCAGGTATCTTGGGATGGTGATGTCATTAATAAAAAGTATAGAGTTCAGGGAGTAGATAAAGATACAACTGCACGAGTACTTAATAATTTAGAGTATCTAATAGAAAGGGGTATAAACGTCTCAATGAAAGCTACAATACCTCTAGAGTCTATGGACGATATTGAAGAAACATGGGATTCATACAAAACTTTATATGACAAATTAGGGTCTAGAGCTAATATATCTTATGCCCCTACAATAGATTATGTAAATGAATTACCTGAGGAGACCCAAGAAGCTTCAATAGCTACATTTAGATCAGCTATGATTAGAGTAGCAAAAAAGGAATTAGAATTTTATAAAGAGCATAATCATTTTTTATGCTCTTGGTTTGATGGTAATGAGCAGAAAGTACATTGTTCCTCGGGTGCTAATATGGTTGCTATAGATGTAACGGGTAAGTCTTATGCGTGTCATGGTTCATTATATTCTCCTAATAAAGAATCAATGGGTTCAGGATCTATAACAGATGCTGAGTGGGTTAAGAATTTAGGTTCTGAAACTAAAAAATATAAAAAGGCTATTAAAACTGTACCTGAAACATGTGTAGATTGTGTTGCAACAACTTGTATGATTTGCCCTGTATCTTCCTTAGATAATTCAAAAAAATCAGATTTTATGGTTAGGTGGACTGATAGATATATAAATAATATGTGTGGGTATTTTAAAACATTTGGTGAAATAGACCGAGCAGTTGTAACCAAAATAGACAGAGAAAGAGAAGAGGCATAGACTATGGCAAATACATACGGAACATCAACCTTTAAACCAGAAGATATGTGGCATACATCTTCGACCGGTGGAAACGTTTATAAAACAGTCAGTTCTACATGTAGCGGTCATAGAGCTAATAATTCCCACACCGATGTAGACTGGAACCTATTTGGGACTGACACAATAATCAGTGCAGATGATTATAATACTATATACGATGCTGTTCAGGCAGAACTAGACGAATGGTTAGCGTTTAAAGACTACAAAGGTACAAAGGCATATAATGATCTTATAAGTTACAAAATGATAGGCTCCAGAAAAACAAAAAATAGCGTAATAGACGATCGAGATCTTGAATCTATCCATTCTATATTAGAGGCTATGCTTGGAGAAAGAGGAGCAAAACATACAAACACTAATTATGGAAATAGCGGTCAAGCTAACCGAATAGGTACAGGATGGAAAGACAAAAATCAAAATTCACCCACATCACAAAAGACAAGTGCTAATAGAGTTAAAAGGACTAATTCTACCTCTACTGCCATTAAACAAGGTGCTGTTAAAGGGGCGGGGCTGATTGAAAAAACCTATAGTTCACAATTTGGTAATAATATAGAAGGTACGCTTATTCAAAACGAATTCTACAATCCAACTGGTGCAGGTAAGTTTGATGCAACAACACTCTGGTCAGACAATTCCATTGAGGAAAAATTTAACCGATGTCGTAGTAATTGTATTTGCGATTCTGATTGTGCCTGTAATGCTGTTTGTAATTGTAACAATAACTGTGATTGTAATTATACTCAATAGGAGATGAAATAAATGATGATATATAATATGGCACTAGTGACAGATAAAGGAACACATTTTGAGATAAATGGGGTTACAACTAACGTAGCCTCTAATATAAAAAACAAAGAAGAGCACTATCTTAATCTTTCTTCAAAAGCAGCAGAAATTATTAAGGAAGCATTAAACTCTGGTAATAATAGAATTAATGTCTATAAACCATTAAAGTCTATGGAAGTTTTACCGGGAGAAGTTATTATAGAGGATATAGATCCAGAAGATATCAGAAATGTTAAATCGTCAGAGATTAAAAGAATCAGGGTCCTAATAACACCCGAACTCGCTTCCATTTCAGGTATAGCACTCTATTCATGGATTATGCTTAATAATGAACTAAATTCTAAAGGATACTTTATATATGATGGTAATAGAGAAGAAGTATACCTAAGTATATTAGAAACTGGTGATGATGTTTTAATTACTAAATTAGAAGAATATTTAAATTATAAAGATGAGATTGCTAGAGTAGCTCAATTAAATTCTAAATTTTCTAATATTATTAAAGAAATAATGACTCTTACAGATAAAGATGAGATTATTGAGAAAGCTAACAAATTTATAGAAAATTATATGAAGTTAAATGATTAATAATGTAATTTATAATGAGCAAGCGAATTGGTGTAGTATATAAATGGCAAATACATAATAAGATAAATGGATCTTTATTCTATGCATTTGAGTATGCAGTATACCTCAAAACTGAGCTATACATAGTAGGAATCACAAAAGAAGATTTAAATTTAGTTAACAATATCTTCAGAGCAAAATACTCTATTTCTCTGAAGAATATCAAATCAATTAATGTAACTAATTTATATAGTCTTGATCTCCAGAAAACTCTATTAGTTGATATTAAATCGTTCTATGCAGTAAAAGAATTTCTTTCTGGTGATAGTCATGTATTTTCTAATGAACCTCACTCTATGTTCAGATATAAGAACAATAGAAAAGTGACATACTACGGTTCATATGATTATCAGAATTATGATATATTCAATTATCTTAAATTAAACTTTTCTATATTTAAAGAGATACAAAGGTCAGGAAACAAGACTTTTGTATCTGGTCCTCTGGACGGTCTATCTGAGTATTCATCTACGGATAACGTTATAAAAAAGGAACATCATTCTGGTCGTGGCGATCTATTCGAATTAATATCTTCATTAGTATATGTACACACCTCAAGAGATACTAATAATCGAATAATCCCTGAAGCCTTTTACTATAATAAGAAAATTAATATTATTGAGCAAGCATCTAATATAATAGATTCCGTAACACTTAGATATAATGATATTAAAGACAAAGGTCTTTTTAATTATACATTATCCCGTGATGATATGATGATACAAGGAATGTTAAATAATGAGTAAAATATTACAATTACCTAAAGAATATGAATTATGGTTGACTTATTCATGGAGTAATAACAACCACGGCATATGTGGTCATACTTTTGAAGTCATTGATTACTACCATATATTAAAAAACCATTTTAAAGTTGGTATATTATTAGCTGAAGATATAGATATGAATATGTTTGTTCAGGCTATTCAAGAGAAATACGATTTTAATACTAATGAACTTGAAGATATAAAGCGAGATACTCTTTTTAAAAAGAGACCTAGACTAGTATCAGGATCTAATATTATCTTTACTGATGGTGGTGTATTATCAACAAAGGATAGTACATTACTATTTGATAATATCTTTCATATGGCTTGTGGTGATAAAGAAATAAAAGATAATACAAAAGAAAATGTGTGGATACTTCAAGATGATAGAGTTTATGATCCAGTAGTTCTCAATGGTATTAATTACAAAAAGAAGATACTATTTTCTAGATTAAAACGACTTAAACGGCCTGCATTATTCCCTGGCTGGTTAAGAACTATTATGCTATATTCTACTAAGAATTGTCGTAATATCCCAGAAGCTCAAATTAAAAAAATATCTAATAAGTATAAAGGATATCATATAATGGTGCTTACTAACTCAGAAAATAGAGGTGAAGATTCTGAGTGGATTAAATATTATGAAGTACCTATAAAGGACTTATTTAATCGGTTTATTATGTATTATTATACACCAATAGAAAGAAAACATGATTGTTCTCCTAGGTTTATAGCTGAGTGTAAGCATTATAATAAACAAGTTGTATATGATTCTAAAATAAACGATGAGTATCTTAAAGAGGACTTAGGGTTAAAGTATAGAATGCAAGATATTGAAGAGGACTTTGATTCATTAAACCTAGAGGAAAATGATGACATAATTAATATTATTAAGAATATTATATATAATGAGCCCAATAAACTATAACATTGTATCACATCATAAGATTCAGTCTGAAAATAAAGACAAACTCTGTACAAGAGCTAAGTTAGACACAGGTACTCATTGTAATTATGACTGTGAGTTCTGCTATTACGGAGAACAACTACTCATTCGTACTGATACTGATGTTATAAAGAAACGTATTGATTATATCTGGGATACCGGTATGGAAGAAATAGACTTTTCTGGTGGTGAATCTTCTATACATAAAGACTTCTTTGCTCTAATAAAGTATGCTAAAGATAAAGGCTTTTCTAGTATATCTACATTATCTAACGGACATAAATTCTCTAAGATTGACTTCATGCGTAAAGCTTATAATGCAGGTCTAACAGAAATATTATTTTCTGTTCACGGTTCTAATGGAAGTATACATGATAAAATAGTAAGACGATCAGGGGCATTTAAACGTATTGTTAAAGCTATTAATCTCTGTAGAGAAGTAGGTATTAAAGTTCGTATCAATACTACTGTTACTATGGAAAACTTTACTGCTTTATCAGAATTCTCTACACTAATTCAAAGTCTTGATGCTCATGTATTTGAGGTTAATTACTTACCCCTAAATCATTGGGATGACGCTAAGTCACAGATACCTTTAGATTATAATGTAGTATGTACTGAAATAAAAAAGTCTATTGACATACTTAAATCAGCAGTTAAAATAATTAATGTTAGATATACTCCATACTGTTATATGGAGGGATATGAGAAATATGTATGCTCTACATATCAACATATATGGGATGTCTATGATTGGAATATTGGAGTATATGATTACTCTGTTAATCCTCAGGTATATAAAGAAGATCCTTTAAAACATCTACTACTAGTAGCTAAAGAAAATAGAAATCAAACATATATGAAACCTAAATCATGTATGGGATGTAAGTATTTTTTTATATGTGATGGTATTGAGACTGAAAATAACTCTACTCTACCCTTAGCAATAAAAGGTGAATTGATATATAATCCTATACATTATCGTAAAGGATATTATGAATCTATTTGAATTAATACCAACAGATGAGTATCCTACATTCGACTTTAAAGTTACATTAAAACCCTCATTTAGATGTAATCAAGCCTGTTGGTTCTGTACTGAATATGATAATAATTCGTATGAATGGTCAAAAGAGGATTGTAATAAAGTATTAGATAAGCTTGATAATGTATTAAAACCATATCAATCAATCTTTATATATTTCTATGGTGGTGAGCCTACTCTATCTAAGCATTATGAGTATCTACATTATGAGATTACTAGAAGACACAGACATAAAAAATTATTTATACAGACACAAACTAATGGTTCTATGAAGACTGAGAGGTTAATAACTTTTCTTAATACATTAGAATTATATAAAGATCATACACTAGATATATCAACTTCAGTACATCTTAATAAACAGAAGATTGGAGATCTAATAGATAAGCTTAAAATATTAAGAGAGTATAATGTATTGGGTATTATATTCCCGTCTACTGAATACCTGAATGAAAAACAGTTTATGGAAGAGCTTAACTTACTGATTTCAAATTTCCCTGATAAAGTTAAAATGAGATTTACTGAAGTAGGTTCTGCAGCTATTAATACTACGGAGGGACAATTATACCCTACAGATCAAGGTGATATTAAATCATTTGAATTTAGATATTTTACACAGAAATATCCTTTCCTACTTAATTATCTTGAAGAAGGGTTCAATTTTCAAGTAGATGATAAAGTTGTTAACTTTTCTTATGTATCAGCTAATGATATACATAAACAAGTGAGATTTATGAAGTGTGAGTGCGGCACTAAGAATCTTGTTATAGACCATAACCTAAAGATGTATAGGTGTAATGACGACTTTAAAAATAATATAGGTATACAAGAGATATCAGAAGATATAGAGATAAAGAATAAGTATTGTCTTAACAAAGTATGTTATGATGGACTAGAGTTTAAGAAATGGAAAGAAGTTATAGTATATCAAGAAAAAGAAATACCTGAGATATGCATGCCATGCTCATCATCATATTGTTCGTATAATTGTAAGAGGGATAATAATGAATAAAGATTGTATTGATACACTAGAAATTGATGTAATTGATGCCTGTAACCTATCATGCCCTTTATGTAATAGGAATGTATTAAAGTCTAAAGATGGTTATATCCCTCTAGAGGACTGGATCTCTATTCTTGATCAGTACAAATATCTAAGGGCTATATACCTCATTGGAACTAGATCTGAACACACATTATATCCAGAATTTTTAAACCTCATGAGGTACTTTAAGAGTAGAGGATTATCAATTATTATATCGACTAATGGTTGTACTAATAAATTAAATTTTTGGTCTGAATTAAAAGATATACTACAAGTCGAAGATGAAGTTCGATTCGCCGTTGATGGTATTACCCAAGATATATATGAGCAATATAGAGTTGGTGGTAATCTAGAAAAATTAATGAATAATCATAAAGCTTTTAAATCAGAGAAAGATAATGATATAATGCAATATATTAGATTTGAGCATAATCAACATGAAGACATTACTGAGTTCCTTCAGCAGTTCTCTGGATTAAGAACTATTAATTCCTCTTTTGAAGGTAACCATGACGGTTCTACTGTTAAACAAACTCCTAAGGATTCTAAGAAATATGACTTAATTACAAAAGTTATACGGAATAGAAAACCAAATATAAGCTGTGTAACTAAGGGTAATATGCACTTTATTAACCACAGAGGTCAGACTTCTCCTTGTTGTCATTATAATGAAGATGTTGTACTTCAGGGGGGTGAATGGGATGGGACATATGAAGATATTGAAGCAGCTAAATTTGACTTTTGTACAATAATATGTGATAAGTTTTGTACGAATCTGTTAAAGTCGTTAGATATAGAATTATGAGGGTATCTATATTAATACTAACACATAATAGACCTCTCTTATTTAAGCGGTGTATTTCATCAGTATTATTAAATAAACCAGAGAATGTAGAAATATTAGTTAATAATGATTCAAAAGATATAAAGGAGATTGCTGGTGTAACATATTATTATAAAACTCATTCGGATCTAAGTGATACTTATAAGTATCTATTTAATAAGGCCTCAGGTGAATTTATATATTTTTTAGAAGACGATGATTATGTATCTCCTGACTTTTGGAAGATACTATCTCAGGTTAAAGAGAATACAATATTTAGATATATCCCCGAGAAGAGTATTAAGTTATACTATGAATACTTTATACATAACCCTTCATTTGAAGAACATTTTCAATTAGGGCAACTGGTATTTAAAAAGAAATCATTAACCTCCTTTCCAAAAGGTAATAATATACACAATGATTATCAACTATATAAATCTCTTTCGGGTCCGATAATGAATGACCGAAGACCAATTTATACACAAACTACTGATGGTAACGACAATATAAGTTTTGATGAATATCCAGAAACAATATGATGTAAAGCATAAAATGCAAAGACTCTATGTACATTGGGATGTATCTACTCAATGTCAATTAGAGTGTTCGTATTGTTATGCCATAAAAGACTATGGTTCAGAGTGGGGTAATATTGATTCATGGGTACGTCAAAAGTTAGTAATTAGAAATATAGCCCACTCAACTCTTCCTGTCTTTCTTGGCCTCCTAGGAGGAGAACCTACAATACATCCTCGTTATAATGAGTTAGTAGCTCTTTGCCATGAAGCTATATCTAAACACAAAGATGGTAGACTATATATTACTACTAATGGTTTAAATCCTACTCGTTGGTTTGAGAAATTAAAGTACTATGATAATATGTATTTCTTATGGTCAGCTCATTTCGAATATGAAGATAAATATGGTACTGGGTTTCAAAGGATTATAGATAATATAAAGGTGGTAACAGACAAAGGTTTTAGATCTAAGATAAATGTAATGTTAAATCCTGACCCAAAAACTTGGTCTAAGATACATGCTCTGGTAGACCAATTAGAAAAG